ACACCTAATGATGCTTTTAGTGGAGATTTCCACACGGCGGCATACTATTTACGTTATAGCTCAGATCTATTCGTAACACGTGCAATCACATCAACTGCGAGAAACGCACACGATAATGTTAACGCCACTACGGACAATCCCACAATCAAAAACGCAGACGATTGGGATACCCAAATCTCTGCACGTGACTCAGACGGTCACACATTTATCGGTAGATACCCAGGAGATCTAGGTAATACCCTTCAAATTCAAGTATGTCCTGCTCATACATCATCATTTACTAATTGGGCTTATAAACCTAACTTCGATGGACAGCCGGGAACATCAGCACACGCCACATCTAAGAATGCAACAAATGACGAAGTACACGTTGCAGTTATCGATACTCTTGGTAATTTTGGTGCTAAAGGCGCAGTACTGGAAACATATCCATTCGTATCATTAGCTTTAGATGCTAAAAATGCAGACGGATCAACAAACTACGTTAAAGATATTGTCAACACAGGTTCAAACTATGTTTGGATGGCTGGCTTTGAAACAGCATTCTCAGATGTTGGTGCAGGTACTGCCGCAGATAGTGGAGAAGATTTCATCCTATCAGCACCTGCTATTAAGACATATAACCTAACAGGTGGTGTAGTATCAAGTGGATATACAGCAGGAGATATCACAGGCGCATACGATCTATATGAAGATGTAGATACTGTTGAAGTTGACTTCTTAATCGCTCCGGGTATGACCTCAAGTGCAGATCAGGTAACAGTTGTTAATGATCTTGTAGCAACAGCAAAAGCACGTAAAGATTGTGTAGTAGTTGCAGGTCCTGCTAGAAACGATGTTGTTGGTGTCAATAACCCAGCGACAATTACAACAAACGTTTTAGCTACAACAAACGCATTTACTTTCGACAGCACATTATTTGTTGATTGTAACTGGTTAAAGGTATACGACAAATATAACGACAAATATGTTAGTGTCCCTGCCGCATCGTCTACAGCGGGCATTATGTCAGCATCAGACGCAAATGGTGCACCATGGATCTCACCAGCTGGTGGAAGACGTGGACAATACTTAGGTGTTACATCTACTGTATACAACCCAACTAAAGCACAACGTGATACATTGTATAAAGCAGGCGTTAACCCTGTTGGCAATATCCCAGGTCAAGGTGTTCTACTCTTTGGTGATAAAACTCACTTAAATAGACCATCAGCATTTGATCGTATCAATGTTCGCAGATTGTTCCTCACACTAGAGAGAGCTATCGGTGAAGCGGCTAAAAATGTAATGTTTGAACTTAATGATGAGTTCACTCGTGCAGAATTCGTTAACATCGTAGAACCAGTCCTAAGAGAAATCAAAGGTCGCCGTGGTATTACAGACTTCAAAGTAGTTTGTGACGAAACAAACAACACTTCGTCAGTTATTGACCGCAATGAGTTTATTGCTAACGTCTTCATCAAACCAGCACGTTCCATCAACTTCATCACCCTTAACTTTGTTGCAGTACGCAGTGGAGTAGAGTTTGAAGAAGTTGTCGGCACTGTATAAGTAGAGTAGAAAGGAACATTTAAATGGCTATTCTCGGAGTAGACGATTTTAAAGCCAAACTCGCTGGTGGTGGAGCTAGACCTAACCTATTTAAGGTAACAGTTAACTTCCCAGCTTACGCAGGTGGCAACGTCGAACAAACATCATTCATGTGTAAAGGTGCTCAGTTACCTGCATCAGTGATTGCTCCTATCCCTGTATCATTCAGAGGTAGACAGTTACAGATTGCAGGAGACAGAACATTTGAACCATGGACTGTAACAATCATTAACGATACGGACTTTGGAGTTCGTGATGCTATGGAACGTTGGATGAACGGTATTAACGGTCACACAACTAACACTGGTATCGTTAACCCAGCCGATTATCAGTCTGATCTTATTGTTGATCAATTAGATCGTGACGAAACGGTACTCAAATCATACACTTTCCGTGGTTGTTTCCCAACCAATGTTGGTGCTATTGATCTGAACTACGACACAACAGGGGCAATTGAAGAATTCCCAGTTGAGTTCCAAGTTCAGTATTGGGAAAGTACAACGACTACTTAATATCGTTATAAATAAAGGGGTAGAGGGGATTTCTCCTCTACCTTATTATTAAATGGAAAGAAACTATGGCAGACAACAGTAATCAAGGCATTAAATTATTCGGCTTCGAGATTCGTAGAGCTGGCGCACGTAAAGCGGCGGCTAAGAATCAACTTGATTCCATTGTACCACCAACGGATGATGATGGAGCAGGATACGTTACTGCATCAGGTTCTCACTTCGGTCAATATGTAAACCTAGACGGTGATGAATCTAAAGATAATATTGAACTAATTAGACAATATCGTGGAGTTGCTATGCACCCCGAAGTCGATGCGGCTATCGAAGATATTGTAAACGAAGCAGTTACCATTGAGGATAAAGGACTATCAGTCAAACTTGTTCTTGATGATGTCGAAGCTTCAGATAAGATTAAGAAAGAGATCCAACTAGAATTTGATACTGTATTAAATATGCTCAAATTCAACGATCTTGGACATGATATATTCAGACGTTTCTATGTAGATGGTCGTATGTATCATCACTTAGTCGTAAACGAATCAAACTTAAAAGCAGGTATTCAAGAGATCCGTCCTATTGATGCTACCAAGATCCGTAAGGTGAAGGAAGTTAAAACTAAGAAAGATCCACTAACAGGTGCAAAGATCGTTGAAAAGGTTGACGAACACTTCATCTATCAGGAGAAGCCCGGCGAAACAGTTAATGGAATTAAACTAACACCAGATAGTGTCAGCTATGTGACATCAGGACTATTGGATGAAAGCCGTAAGAAAGTAGTATCTTACTTACACAAAGCTCTAAAACCAATTAACCAATTGCGCATGATGGAAGACAGTTTGGTTATCTATCGTCTAGCACGTGCACCAGAACGTAGGATCTTCTACATTGATGTAGGAAATATGCCTAAAGGTAAGTCCGAAGAGTACATGAAAGGTATCATGACTCGTTATCGAAACAAATTGGTATATGATGCTAACACTGGTAAGCTTAAAGATGACCGTAAACATATGTCTATGTTGGAAGACTTCTGGCTACCAAGGCGTGAAGGTGGACGAGGTACGGAGATATCTACACTTCCAGGTGGAGAGAACTTAGGTCAAATTGATGACATCATTTACTTCCAAAAGCGTCTATATAGATCTTTAAACGTTCCTAGTTCAAGACTAGAGCAAGAGCAAGCAACTGGACTTCTAGGTAGATCCACAGAGATTAACCGTGACGAACTTAAGTTCCAGAAGTTTATCGACAGATTGCGCCGTAGGTTCTCTGCACTATTCCTTGAGATCTTACGTAAGCAACTTGTTCTTAAAGGAACTATTACCAACGAGGATTGGGAAGCATGGCGTAATGAAATGGTTGTGGACTATGTGTCTGATAACCATTTTGCGGAATTACGTAATGCAGAATTAGTTAGAGAAAGACTACAAACTCTAGATATGACACAACAGTATGTTGGTGAATTCTATTCTAAAGAGTGGGTCTTCAAAAATGTATTGAATCTATCTGACGATGAGATGGAAGATATGAAGAAACAAATGAAGCAAGAGGAAGCTGATGGCGAAACTATGCCAGACGAAGATGGTGATGAGGAATATGATCCACCTAAACCTGCTCCAGTTGAAGTGAAAGTTGTACCAGACGAGGAAGAAAAGAAACCACGTGTGGATACCGACAAACTTGAAAAAGATCCAAAAGATCCTAAACAAAAGAAGAAAGATGATAAATAATGGAAATGAATCAAACAGTACAAGACTTTATTAATCAAGTGCAAGAGAAAGACTTTGCCAAAGCAGAACCTACTTTTAAGGACATGATGACACAAAAGATTGGTGATGCTCTAGATGCAGAGAAAATTGCAGTTGCAAATGCGGTTCATAATGGTGTAGAGCCAGTAGAAGAACCAGTAGAAGAACCAGAAGCTTCAGTTGAACCCGAAGAAGAAATTAGTTCTGAATAAGAACAAATAGAGAATTCTATATGTATAAATAATAGTTGAAACAAAAGGTAACTATAATGAAGACTTTCACAGAAATACGTGAAAAAAGAAAGAAAGGTATGCCACCAGGTGAACATATCTTTGATACCAAAATTAAAGGTATCCACGTT